TTACAACTTAGGGCAGCAGGTAGGGCGCAAGTCCTTTGCCTGCACGGTCATCAAGCATCGCGCCTTGATGTCGACATGCCTGCCCTTGATGTGCCAGACGCTACCGTCAAACTCAATTTTCACGCCTTGCTTAAGGGCTTCCTTGCGCAGGATGTGCTCGTGGTACTCCTGCTTGTTCATGCGACGCATCCTCATGGATGGCGGCTCTGCAGAGTAGGGCATGATCTTTTTCACGCCCCGTACTTTGCAGCGATGCGTGAAAGGGTTACGCGAACCATCCCGTTAGGCGCTTGTTTCGAGTGGCTCTCGTATTCAAGACGCTGCGCATAGGGAAGGTTGTTCACCAGGAAGATAGACCTTCCATCTATCGGCATGGATTCGATCTCTCGATCAATCTCGGCAACCGTTTTCCCTCCAGACCAATCGACGGTGTCGACAGTCCCTTCCGGGTAACTTCCAAGGCCGGGCCTCCAGTTACCTCGGAATCGCCCGGTATCCACTGGACTCATCAGCACCACGCCAGAGAAGCATTCAAAGACGATCTTCCGGATTGACTGACTCGTTTGCAGATCGACGTTATCGATAGCACGTCGCATCTGTTGCTTGAAGTTGGCGAATGCCATTAGCGACGACTCCCTCTCCGAAGCGCTGCCATTCGGAACGTCTTCATCATCTGCTCTTCAACATCGGCCGTTGTTTGAATTGGGAATGTTCCGACGCCCGGAACCACAAGGGTTGATCTTGCCTGCTCGGGAAGGTTATTCACGTTGGGAAGCGCGGATGACGCTACGTTCGGTGCGGACAGTTCGCCTCCGAAGCCGAACTTCGGCAGGCGCATCTTATTCACGGCATCAACAAAGTCTCGCCCGTAGTAGCGAACGGCGGGGCGCTGGATGACGTGCTCGCCAGGAGTGCCCCAATAGAGAACGTGGTCTGACCGGTCTCCACGGTTATCTCCTGGAAGTTCGCCACCGTGGGCAAATGAGCCTTCCGGGGCTACATCGAACGATCCGGTTGCGCCTCCGGTGTTCACCGTTCTTACGGTCACAGTGACGGTTCGGTCCTGCAGTTGCTCAAGTTCATTTTCCAGGTTCTTTAGCGACGTCATGGCCTTCGTGATGTCCGCGTCAATCGCGAGGCTCTGCAGGCCATCCAGTTCGGCGCGCTGTTGTTGCAGGAGCGAAAGGTGTTTTTGCGCCTCGGTTTCAAAGGCTGCTTGCTCCTGCTGCTTTACCTTTGCCTGAGCCTCGCTCGCGGCTTGTTCGATCTGCCCGATTTGCTCCAACAGACGCGCGGCGGTTTCGTTGTCACCGATGTCGTTGCTGTATTCGGCTGCTTGCTTGGATAGATCAAGTGCGCGCTCTGCATACCTCTGGGCATCCTGTGCTCGTTTATCGATGCTCGCGTTCTGCGCGAACACTGACGCGGTGCGCGCCTCGCTGACAAGATCCGATGCCCTGCGAGTGCTTTTCGCGTCGATCTCTTCGCTCGATAGATTCCGGTCTCTGCGGCTCTCCGCTTGCTGTGCTCGCGAAGCATTTGCATCAGATCCACGTTTGAGCAGTGCGGATGCCTCGGCGGCGGCATTCTTGGCCCCTTGGGAGGCTTCGTCGTAGGCTTTTTGATACTCGGTAGCAAGCTCACGCGCGCGTGCAATCTCGGCCTTGTGGCGCGCCTCGCCGTCCAAGAGGATCTCTTTCGATGCCTGCCCATGCTTGACCGCCAGAAGATCCATCAGGCGGGCGCGTTCGTTGGTGATCTGGCGTTCAATTCGCAGTGCGGTCTGCGCGTCATCAGCGGACGTTGCTCCACCCGCCGCTTGCTTTGATGTTGCGTTGATTCGCTCTAGCTGTAGCTGCCAGTATTTCAGCCTTTTCTGCAACTGCTCCATGACCTTTTCAGGTGCGATCAGCCCGAACAGAGATTTTTCCGTCCAGTCGCCATTCATCAGAACATCCATTTCCTCGCGGATTCCTGCGATTTGCTCGGCAGGCCCCTTGCTGAAGTCGGAAAGTCCGATACCTATCAACGCTTCGGAAAGACTCATGCCCGCCTGACTGGCGTCGACCAACTCGGACGTCATCTGACTGATTGCCGGAATCAGTGCATTCCCAACGGAGAGCTTCAGAGCATCAACCGTCGCGGTTAGCTGGGCCATGTTCGCCTTGAAAACCTTCGACTGGTTAATCAGTTCGTCACTCATGACAACGCCAAGCCTTTCGGCTTCGTCCCCCAGCGTTCTGATGGCCTCTCCGTTGTCTTTCAGAAGGGGCAGCAGGAGGGTAGCGTCATTGGCGATCGCCTCAAGGTAGAAAGTCATCTCGGACTGGCTGAGATTTGCGCCTTCCAGGCTGCTGACGTAAAGCTGAAGCGCCTCAGGTCCGGATAAATTGCGAAATTGTTCGGCAGTGACGCCGACGAGTGGCGCGACTTTCTCGAAAAAGTCTGCCATTTCTCCGCCACCGGTCTGCAGAAAATCGCCGGCCTTGTCTTGCACGTCCTTAAGGATGTCTGCGAGCTTGCCCTGCTCGATGCCAGCCCGAGATGCAGCATAGGCCCATCGCTGAAAGTCTCGTGTGCTTGTGTTTGATACCGTCGAGAGTCTTGATACCTCTGTTGCACTGCGCGCGACATTGTTTGCAATTGCCAGTGCTACGCCACCGACAGCGGCCAATGAAGATCCCGCAGCGGGCGCGATTCGAGAAAGCCCGGTCATTACATTCGACAGTGCGTTGCCGGCCTGGGTAAGACGGTTCATCTCCCCCACCGCAGGCGCGACTTTCGCGGCGAGTTTCTGCGCTGCACTGCCTGGTTGCTCCATGCCTTTCGCCAGCTTTATGGCTGCAGTATGCGAACGCTCGGCCTGTGATTCGAGCGTCTTAAGTTCTGCCCGCGCATCCTTTATGCCGTTTGTCTTTACTTCGATTCCGAGTGTTGCCTTTTCCATTTTCGATGTCCTTTATATTCGTTTGGCGTCGCGTTTAGCTGATCTGGGAAGGGTAGGGGCTAGGCGGTTCCGGCAAGTCGAATCCGACAGACTTTGCAACTGCATATACGCTGTTATGGAAAGCGTCCTCGCCAAGCGCGTGTGCTGCTCGCTCAAGTTCAGCAAGCACTCGCCTCTGGCACGTTTCTGGGTTCGATAGCAGGGTTCTTAGGATGTCTTCGCCCGTATATCCCGCTGAATTTGCAATGCGCAGGAAACGATCCAGGAGGGCCGCGCACACGGCTTGCACTGCGGGTCGATCTCCACCCCAATAGGCGATCATTGAGGCGTTGAGAAGGGCGTGGGCGGCTGTTATGACGCGGTAATCCTTTGGGGTCTTTAGCGGCATGTCACCGCAGTGGGCGGATTCCGATGTCATGGATATGGCGTTGCTTGTGGTTAGCTCTTTCATCTGTTCGTGTCCTTTGGTGAGGTTCGTGTTTTGATTTTTCACATCCGCAATGGGGATATTTGGGCGATTCGGCGTTCGTGTAGGCATCCATACCGGCAAGCGTCGGCAGCGTGGTCTGGTCCGCTGCTATCAACGTCTTCCACCCGGCGCTTATCTCGCGCAAGGGTCGGCACGGTTGCCCACCAGTACCGGCAAAGCCTGCTGATGTAGAGACCAGGAACATCTGGCTTTCCTGCGTCAGCAAGTAGGCGGCGCATGATTTGCCAGCCGGTGATGCGGTCTGATTTCTTGGCCGGCGAGAAGTGAATCCCCTCGCGGCTAAACTCTTCGGAGATGCTTCCTGATCCTGATCCCGTCTTTGCGAAGATCGCGTCATCGGCAACGCCATTAGCCTTTACGCCCCAAGGCTTGAGCCAGGCTTTCAATTCACTGCTCAAAGTGGGTACTGTCCAGCCAAGCCCCTTGTTCAAATCGCCTGCTCTGGCGGTTGCGAACTCATCGACAAGCACAAGGCTGTTGCGTGGGTAGAAAACCCCGTCAGGGCCGATCTCGCCCGGACTCTTGGCGATCAGATAGGTAACAGAGGGCGCGGACGATCCGAAGTCGTGCGCGAGGTACGTCTCCCATCCGTCCGGGATCTTCTGCCACGGGTCGCAGGCATTGCGGCCTTCAGAGATAACCGACGAGAAGTAAGCGCCGCGCGCAATTGACCAATCCCCTTCGATCCATGCCCGCAGCAGTTCCTGGTCCTCGGGGCATGATGATTCGAGTTGCTGCCGATAACCTGCAACATCAATGAATGGGTTTTGGGTGAATGTGCTCGGCGCATAGACCCATTGCCGGCCAGACCGCGATTCCTCAAAGGGTTTCCACGGCGCACCCTGAAAGACATACCGACTCGCCAGCCAATGATGACCAGGTCCGCCGGGGTTCGCGGCCAAGATCATGCGAACGGGAATGCCTGCCGGCGCTCTGAGGTTTGATCGCAGAATGTCCAGCAGGTCGGGCGCGGCATATTGGCCGGCTTCGTCAGTTAGTAGGAGGGTGAAGGATCTACCCTGGTACTTCTGGTAATCGGTGTGGCTCTCAAGTTGCCCGAGTTCGAGGGTAGCGCCTCCGGGAAGTCGAAAGAGGTGTTCCGATGCGTTGTATCCGTAGGCGGTGCCATAAGCCAGCCCGAAAACCTCTCGGGCGGTTAGCTCGAAGTCCCTCAGGCCGGCATAGGATCTGCGAATGAATAGCATCCTTGCCCTATCGCCATACTGTTCTGCGTGGCGAAGGCATAGGAGCGCCATCACGAAGGACTTGCCACCACCACGGCCACCGCCGAGGAACAAGTCATAATCTTCGGGCACCTCCATCGTGCGTTGTTGAAACTCGGATAGACGGAGTTCATCCATTGTCGATTACCTCTGCGTACTGGGTGGGTGGAAGCGCACCAGGCAGGCGGATGTCGATCTGCACGCGGGCATTCGATTCGCCCACGTCCGCGCCTTCCTTGTATCCGTGACGGGCTTTAAGCAAGAACATTGCGGCAATGATGCTGTCCTTGCCCGTGCCCTCGGTGGCGTCGCGATAGAGCTTGTTGTGCAACGTCTGGCGCTCTTTCTCGCGTCCGAACTCGAATGCTTGCTTGAGGTCCGGATGTTCGTTCATCCATCGGTTCAAGCACTCCTTGTTGCACCCCATGAGCATGGCAATGCCGACAACGGAGAAGCCGTCGGCGGCGGCTGCCTTTATTAGCTCGGCAGCGCCCTCTGGCGGCTCTTTACGCGGGCGTCCTATGGTCTTGCCTGCTGTGGTCTTGCTCGGGGTTTCTAGCAGCGGTTTGCGGGGCATTAGATGGGTCTCCTGCGGGATCTGGCAGGAAACCCACCGCGCACCAGTCGAGCCGCAGCTTCCCGCACTCCGGTAGGCTTTACCTCGATATTGGGGCGATGGGTGTCGGTCATTTTCGTACCCCTTTACGCCAATCGGCGCTGCTCTGCTGCAATGGCCGCTTTTGCATGTGCTACTGCTGTTGCGCCAAATATATGGGTAGCTGCCTTCTCATGGCCGGCAGAGATCGCAGCACGGCAAATATCCGCCGCACTTCGTCCAGTAATGTTTTTGAATATGCCGGTAATGTGCCCCATGCCGCGTTGCGCCCATTCATGAGCGCGCTTGCCCGTTTCGATGGCGATTGCTTCGCTTGGGTTGTCAAGTCGACGGATTTGGTTGTGCATCGAGCGAAAGTGCTTTTTCTCGAGGTCTGCAATGTCCGGGACTGGGCTCCGCAAGATTGCCCGCACAAGCTCGCCATGCTCGGGGCTTGCTTCAACTTCGTGCATTACGTGCTCTCGCACTTCCGCAGGCGCTGATCTCCACCAGGACCGAATTTCTCGGTCACGGTCAATTTCGTTCTGACTCGAAGGCGCGCCGACGTCGAGCAATGCAGCCTCTCGGCCATTCCAATGCACGCTGTCGTTGATGATGTTCTCGGTACTCACCAAAATTTGCTTGAGCAATTTGTCGGCGAGCGGAGCCACCTTTGCAGCCCTTCCCGCGTCGCTTAGGAACGCATCATCTCGAATTCGTGCATTCTCTGAGTAGAAGCTATTTGCGGCGTCTGCAGCGGCCCAGAATGATGCGACTGGTATGGAGTTCGATGCACTTTCGTGGAGGTCCGGCAGATCAACGTCATGGGTTGCGATTTGGATTTTCATGAGAGATCCTTAAGCAATCAACTGTTCATAACGTGAGATGATCTTGTCGCCAAAATTCGGCCACGAAGGAAGTGGGAAGTCGGGGTGATCAGGAATATCGAGCGGCGCAGCGAAGGTCCGCATGTTCTGTGAGAGCGGAATATTGCAAGTGTTGGTGTAGTTCGCAGGGCCGGTGTTGTAGGGCGCGCCTGCTTCGTTTAGCGGAATGTATCCGGGAAAGAAAATGCCACTGGTTGATGCCCTATCCAGCGCGGCAAGTTCGATGTAGGCGTCGCGCAATGCCTGCGCTGCGGCGAGATATGCTGCACCAGCGGTTACGCGGTTGGCCGTGAGGGTTGCTTGATTTGCCATTTCGATGCTTCCTTTACTTTGATTCCAGGCGACCGGCCTGGGCGGGTTTGGTATGGCTTCGTGAGTGCAGGGCGTAGGCGCTCAGTAGGCGAGCGCGTAGAACAATCCGTAGAACAGAGAGGGTTCTTGCGAAGTGCCTCAAGCCAGCAAAGGCATGTAGCGGATTGATGGAGGTTCCTACCTCCGCCATAGTCCGAAACAGGCCGTTAATGAGGCGGTCGGGGCGCGCATTTTTTACTTCGCGGGAAAGGCGGTAACGCGGGCATTTCATCGCTTTGGCCTGGTCGATCCTCATCGCATGGCCTCCACGGTCGCACCTGTCCAAATGGTCAGCATCTCGTCAGCGGTCGCGCCTTGAACGCACCACACGAGAAAGGGATCACGGCCCCCTGTGACGACTCGCCAAAGGTGAAACAATCGCTCGTCGGCCTCCCCGGAAATCCCCGAAAATCCCCGTTTCGGGGTTTCCCGGCTCTCCAGATTCCCCGAAAATCCCCGCGCCCCCTTTAGGGGGCGGGGAAGATCGGGGGAGACCGGGCGGGGTGCAGTTATGCGAGCCATAGCCAGCCCTCCCGCAGCACAATCGCCCCACGATTAACAAGACCGGTGATGGCGGACCTTGTGCGCTCGGTTTTGCGGTCCGCCTCCACTGTCAGCCTGTCGCGGGTTCTCGATATGGCCTCCTCAAGCTCGATGCACGGCCGCGTCGGCGGTGCCCCCGCCATGCCGTATTGCTTTGCATCGCGCAGAAGATCACGCAAGGCACACAACACGATCTGCTGATTGCCGCCTTTGGGCAGGTTCGCTTTGCGCATGGCGTCTTCGGTTCGCTCCGCAGGTTCGATCACGCATGACGTGAGCGGGTCGCCATCCTGGTCAATGCCAAGCTCGACCACTGCCAGCCGGAACGGGTGCGCAATGCCGTCCTCACCGTCTTTGGATTTGGCGATGCTCCATTCCCGCCGGTCTCCATCCCGGGTGACTTCCACGGCAGCATCAAGCGCGGCGAATAGGCTGGAGTGACCTCGCAAGCCCTTTGCTGCATCCTTGCCGGTGTGGTGGACCAAGACTACGAGTCCACCGATGTCGGCCTGCAATTGCTTTGCACCGGCGATGATCCTGCCCATATCGGCAGAGCTGTTTTCGTCAGCGCCAGGGGCGGCAGCGTTTAGGGTGTCAATAATCACAATCCCCTCTCCAGCCCGGGCGGACTTGATGCAGTTCGCAAGCCCGGAGAGGTCTCCCGACTCGAGGATGGATAGCGGCGCGGTGATGAATCGGACGTTGCGCCCGGTATGCGGTCCCCGGGCGGTACGGTACGCCTTCACTCGCTGCGGGAGTCCTGCGGCGCCCTCAAGGCCCACATAGACCACGGAGCATGCCTTTGACCGATAACCGAACCACGCCAAGCCGTCGGCGGCGTGCATCGCGGCATCGAGCACAAGAAATGTCTTCCCCGATCCACTGGCACCATAGAAGGCGGCCACGCCATACGCTGGCAGAATGCGTTTGATGCGGTAGTCAAGCGGCGGCAGTGCAGCCAGTTGATCAGCGGTCAGGAGCCTGAAGCGTGACGGCTGCACCGTGCCCATGATCTGCTGTGCGACTTCAGGCAATCCAGCCTGTTGCGCCATGTCGTTGAAGTCGGTCCCTTGGTCGCCGGCGAAGGTCGGGAACACTACGGTTGCATTCACCAGCTTGGCGGCCTCTTGTGCCTTTGTTCGGCCTGGATTGCCCTCTGTGTGCCTGTCGTCGTCTCCGCAAATCACCAGCTTGGCGCGTGGGAACTGTTTGCGCACGTCGCATGCCACCGGTCGCAGATTGCCGGCGGTGAATGTGACGCATACGGGCCATCCGGTCGCCTCGCGGATGCTCGCACCAGTAGCGAAGCCCTCACAAAGCACCAGCGGCCCCGAGTCTGTCGGATCGCCCAGCCAGCAGCGTCCACCGGCCATCTTTCCACCGGGCATGAATCGCTTCTCGCCAGTTGGGCCGATGCTTTGCACGCTCTGGATGTTGCCGGCGCCGTCCATGACCGGAATCACCAGCCAGCCGTTACGCTCGCGGGCGATAAGGGGGGGGATGCCTTTCGCGGATGTGTAGGGGTTCGACTCCACCGAGCCGGACGCCATGTACGTCGCTAGGGCCTTGCGTGCGGCCTCCTGATAGGCTGCTTCGCTCTCGGCTTCGGCGGCTCTGCGGGCTTCCTCGGCACGCTGGCGGATGCGTGCCAGATCGGCGGGGGCGGGCGGCGGTCCGGATCGTTCTCGCTGCCAGGTGAAGGCGGTCCCGTCGCTCCAGTTGCCGAATACGGCTCCATCCTGGTCGGGGAATACCTTCATCCAGGATGCGAGACCTTTGCCGTAGCGGACCAAGCGTCCGGGTTCGGGTTCGTGCTCTGGGTAGGCGAGTCCGGCACGATCAAGGGCTTCATGTAGGGTGGGCGCGAATAGCAGGTTCATCGCGCACCCCGCTTTCCGCGCTTGCGATCCTGCGCAAGTCGAGCGGGTTTCGCCAAGGCGTGCCAACCCATTACCGGGTCAATATCGGATGGTAGATTGTGCTGATTGTCGGTGCTAGAATCGGCCTTGGATTTGCCAGAGGGTGCGCGCTCGAAAGGGTTCGTGCCCTTTTCTTTTTCAGTCATTGGCGCGCCCTCAGTTGTTAGCGGCCAATGCTTTTCGAACCTCTCCGACTATCCAATAATTCTGAGTGCCTGCGAGTTTTCGAGGTCTTGGAAGAATTCCTTTTTCCACGTGCCGATAAGTTGTTGCTCGGCTCTTGCCATAGACCGCAATCATTGTTGCAATGTCAATTCGAGCAGAGTCGGGAAGACTGTCGAAGTAACGCGCCGAGTCGGGTAAGTGAGCTGATTCCATGCTTATCTGTCCTGTGCTGGTTTGCGACAGTACGGACAGTAATCATGATCGAATAAGGGTATCCCTAATTAGGGTTTTGTTTTTCTAATTTTGTTTTCATTGCTCGTCTCTTCGCTCTATTGCGTCTGGAATTTTGTTTAGAATATTTCGGATGGTTTGATCTGATACCGGGTAGCCAAAGCTCTCTGTTATATTTGAAATAGCCGTTCCAGCGCCCCTTTCATTCCATTTAACTCCAGCACTTTCGGCAAGTGCCGCGATTAGGATAAGCTGGGTGTTAATTCTTTTGTTTTCCGAGCACCTCCGGGCGTTTGCCGATTCATTGGAGTTGAGTCCGTTATTCTTCTCCAGCCGGTCATCCTCTGCGTACCTTGACTCGAACGATAGAACATCCTCAAGAAGAACTACCTTGATTTCTAAATCTTTGAATGCGCCCCTCATCAGATCCATGTCCGCATCGATCTCAGTCTCACTTCTTTCAGTCGAGCCAGGCATATACCCCCATACGCAAAATACATCGTCCTCTTGAGCCTTATGGCCAATTTCGACTACGTATCCGGAGCGAAACTGTATCTCTCTGATATCTCTGTCGCTTGGGAATGGTATCTCTGGGAATTTTTCATACCCATTCTCTTCTGCAGCTATCAATATGGTTCGCCTCTTTCCATGGAGCGCAGCGAATTTATCGCTCTCCTTTAGTTCTTTAGTTTCGATTAGATGCAGCACGTCGTCCTCATCAACATCCCACCGTTTAGCTAGTTCGGCAGGCGTAAAGAACTTTTTCTCCGGCAGTTTGATCTTCATGGTGTCGCACCCATAGCGCCCTGGTAAAAGGTGCCACCCCAGGCCGGCAGGGTTCCCGGCTTTTTGCTCCGTCGAGCTAGGGGCGGCATGATCTGACTATTTGAAGAATGAGGGTCGCCCGGTTATCCGGCCAGCGGCATCTCTTCCATGAGGTCGAGCGCGCGCAATGCCTCGGCAAACTCCCCCACCGTTTCATGACACATCGTCGGGTGAATCGGTCGCATGCCATCAGGCAGCGCATCGCCATACGATTCGAGCACTGCAGCGCGGTTTGTTAGTCGATCAACCTCGCCAAATGATGCAAGTCCGATCAGTAGGGCGGAGCGGATGTTTTTGATCATGATGACGTGATCCTCGCGACCAGTATCATTTTCGGCCGGTGGCGTTGTGGTCACTTTGGTATGATTTGATCTAGCCATGATGTGAATCTCCTTTTGCGAATGGTCAGGGCGGCGATGGTGGTCTAGACCGTCGCTGCCCGCTTCACCTGAAACCGTCAGGCGGCGGGTTCCTCTTGTGGCGAAACTTCTTCGCCGGTGTCTTTGGTCTTTTCGCAGTGCGCGGCCCAATCCGCCATCATCTTGCGGCGCTTCTCGAACATATCCCCACGGCGATAGGCTGCTTCGACCTTATCGGATACGGTGTGCGCGAGTGCCATTTCGGCCATGTCGCGAGGGTAGTCCGTGGCCTCTGCTGCCCAATCGCGGAAGGTTGAGCGGAAGCCGTGCGCAGTCAGGTCTGGGCGGTTCATTCGCTTGAGAACGGCTCCGAGGGTCATGTCTGATAGCGGCTTGCCGGATCGGATACCTGGGAATACGAGATCAGTCGCCTTGGGGTTTTCGATCCTGATTGCCTCCAATACCTTTATGGCCTGCTGTGTAAGGGGTACGCGGTGCTCGTTGCCGGCCTTCATCCGATCAGCAGGGACGATCCAAACGCCTGCGGTCAAATCGACTTCGCCCCATGTCATGCCGCGAACCTCGCCAGAGCGGGCAGCGGTCAGAATGGCGAACTCAAGAGCGCGTGCGCCTACACCGGCTTGCTTCCGAAGGTCTGCCATGAATGTGCTGGCTTCAGGCCAGGGCAGGGCAGCATGGTGCTTTACCTTCTGGATCTTCGATTTGTGGGGCAGCAGGTTTTCGAGGTGTCCGCGCCAGCGCGCCGGGTTCTCTCCGGATCTGAAATTGCGAGTCGTCGCCCACCCCAGAACAGATTCGATTCGTCCCCTAAGCCGGCTTGCAGTCTCGGCCTTTGTTGTCCAAAGATCGTCTTCCTGCAGCACCTTCATTACGTGCGCAGTGTCGATCTTTGCGACGTCGAGTTTTCCGATTGTCGGGCTGGCGTAGGTGGCGAGGGTGTTACGCCATTGATCGACGTGCTTTGGGTTCTTCCATCCGGCCTTGTGGGCGTCGATGTACTGTTGAGCGCACCAATCAAAGGTTACTGACTTGGCGCGAGCGGCGCGGGTCGCAGCATCCTGTTCGTGTTTCTCGTCGAGAGGGTCGATGCCTGCGCGGACCTTCTTTCGATAGTCGGATGCAAGTTCGCGCGCATCGGCAAGTCCTACGTCGGGGTACGGGCCAAGACCAGCCCATCGCTCTCGACCAGCAGACGCGTATCGGAGAATCCAGCTTTTGCTGCCGCCAGGCGTGACCTTTAACCAGAGGCCTGCTCCGTCACCATAAAGGCCGGCAATTCTCTGTCGTTCAACTCCCGCAGGGGTGAGCTTGTGTGCGCGTCCCAT